CCGGCTCCTGCCGCAGGTTCTTGGCAGATATACTGCCAGCCAAAGGAGTCAAGATGCGAGAAACTGAAATGCGCATGCGCTGCAGCTCGGCCTCAACCGGCGTGCCACTGTAGATCTGCTTTAAGTCTGACAAGTCTCTGTACAGACTCAGGCACTCCTGAGTGATCTTGCCGAAATCGGGGGCCTCCCCTGCCCACATGTTCTCGAGGGCATCGACGCGACGCGCCACTGACTCGACATCAGCACGCTTGCTCTTGAAGAGCTGCAGCTTCTCCTTGCCACACATGCCAAGCAGCCAATCGAGGCCTTTGGAGAGGGCCTGTTTCAGCCACTCCCAGAATGCCTCAAAGCCTTCAGCCGCGCGGGGCAGAACTGCGAAGTTGCGCAACAAAGCGCCAACGTTGGGCTTCCAGCCCTTCCCGAAGACGCACAGAGACAAGATGCTGGCGACCACTTTTGGAATGGGACCGACAGCACCTGACTGTGCCTCGACCTCGGAGTCAGCTAATGAAAGACGTCGCTGAACGCCGCGGCCTCGTTCCGGGAGCTGTTGCTCACGAAGAAACGTACGGAATAGTCACGAATGACTGGGGAAAAGATGGACCCGGCGCACTTGCGCACGAGCCAAATGGAAACGGCGGCCAAAATGACCTTCCAAAGGAAGCCCGGAAAAAAGTCCCGGATGGTGTGTGTGAGCACGTTGAGCTTGTTGGTCAGCTGCGAAATGGCGCCGCTGACTGCTGAATGGCCGGCGGCACTAGCCACCTTCTTCACTGCGCAGACAGCAGCAATGCCAGCAGCGGCACCAGCAAGGATCTTGCCAATAGGCAGACCTGACTGTGCCTCGACGCCATCAGCGCTCTCCTCAATGTCAAGGTTCTCAAGTTCGTCAGTGTTAAGTTCGTCAATGCGCTCAAGTGCTTCAGTGATCGAATGTGCGAATGGAACCTTCCCGTGGGCTGCTACCTCAATGAGCAATCTGCGCCCTTGGGACTCGATCTCGTAATCATGCAGGTAGGCGAGCCTCTCTGCGGCCCAAACACGACGCTTGGCCGCCAAAACTGCTTCCCTGCGCGGCTTCTCCGCAAAGGCCTTCTTCTTAGCCTCGCGTTTTGCCGCATCACGGCGTGCCTGCTCCCGAGCCTCACGAAACTCGAGGAGCTTGCCGGTCAGCTTTCCGCCCTGGGCTTCCAGCCTGTCCTTGCCGTGGAGCATGCGCCGCAAACTGCGGCGCAGCTTCTTGATGAGCTTGGGCTGGGGTGCCCAACTTGCGTCGTCCAGTATATCTGGCGCGTTTGCCAAGATCTTATGGTAGACGCAGTAGGCGAAACACCTGGCCCAAAGCTTGAGTGATGGAAACGCAGCAAAAATGCTGCGCGAGTGGTCATCAATGAGGGCTGCCACTGTGATCTTGCAAAAAGCTTCGACCATCAGTGGGGAAGAAAAATTGACGAAGGAATGCCCCTCGTCATCAAGAATCCGGAACTCCACAGAAGACAGCAGCCCTGAGTATACGGACAGCTGGTACTCGGCAGTAGCTCCGGCAAGCCGCGAATGAAGCGGCCCGTCACCATCCTTGTTTCCACGTTTGGGCTCAAAAGTCAGCTGTTGACCAGTAGCTGCTGGTGCTGAGGTATGCTCAGCAGAGTGTCTTTTAACCGCCGACACGAACGATGCCCGTAGGCTTTCAACCATCATGAATATGGGCATTTTTGCGCATGCCCTGGCGTCCGGTATGGACGTAAGCCCGTCGGCAAAGTGATAAACAGGCACTCACAGCCCATGTGCACCATATCACCATAGAATGCACAGTCACGTTTTGATATACGTGTCAGGAGATCGGCATCCCTAAGTCAACTTACACACACGTCGTCACAATC